GCTATGTCGTCGCCTCCCTTACCAACTCCCGTATTACGGTTTGGGAGGCATTCGGGGGTACACACCGCCCTAGTGACATCATTGATACGATCTTTAGTCTCTCACAAAGGTATAACCCTACTTTCATCGGAGTTGAAAGGGATGGGCTTGAGGAGTTTATATTCCAACCTTTGCGTAGTGCAATGGTTGAGCGAGGTATATTCCTACCCGTCCAACCAATCAAAGCCCCCAAAAACAAACTTGAGTTTATCCGCGGTCTTCAACCATTCATCACTTCCGGCGATCTTGTTTCCGCCAAGCCGCTCCCACAATTAACAACCCAGCTCCAAAATTTCCCCTCTGGCAAAATTGACGTGCTCAACGCGCTCGCTTATGTTCCTCGCATGTATCCAGGCGAGCCCATATACAAGGGGTTTGATCCCCTTCTCCATACCATGACTAACCCTCTTGAGGAGATACGTCCCTCTGCAAAGGTGATCTATGCCATCAATGCTACTTCGACCGATACTGCCGCAGCAGCAATCGCCTATCACAAGTCTCGACTCGTCATCCTTGATGACGTTGTTATCGAGGGTGCCCCCGCGTCCGCAATCCCAGAGGCCCTATCTTATATCCGGGCGCAAGTCGCTCACCCTGGTTCGCTCGTCATCCCCCGGCCCCTCCAGCTCCATGACACCCTCGGACTGAAAGCGATCCTGCGCTCTCAAGGAGAGGCCCCCTCGATGGGTGCCGACCCCGCTCGCTCCCGTGCCCTCTTGCAAACACAGATTGACACCTCTAAACTCGCGGTTGCCCAGAACGCTCTTTGGACCCTGCGCGCGCTTACTAGCGGTTATGCTTATATGCCTAACACTAAAGAGCCTAAAAAGAATTCCTATGCTACGCTCATGCAAGCAATCGAGGCAGCCCTTCCAATATTCCTTAGCCAGAACGAGGACTTAGTCGCACACTATACAGTAGACCCAAGATCAGGGGTTAAGCATCTCACATCAAGACCGGGTAGACATGGCTGATAGTAGCATAATTTATCTTGAGGACTACATTGAACCTGAGCACCTGCTAGGTGATGAGGACATTGATAAGCAGCTCATCAAGCTCTATGAGCGAACGCGCAAGGCTTTTGAGGATCAGAAAGAGCGTGTTGACGATCTAGCCGACTACTGGGATATCTACAACTGTAAGATCAATGAACATCAGTTTTACGCTGGGGACTCTAAGGTTTTTGTTCCTCTTGTTAACGCCGCAATCCAAGCAAGGAAAACTCGCTTTGTCAATCAAATCTTCCCCCAATCCAAGCGACACGTTGAAGCCATTACTACGGATGGTACGGTACCTGACTCTTTGCTCAGCCTCGCAGAGCACTATATTAGCTCAACTAGACTCCGTACAGAGGTTATGCCAGCGCTCTGCGTCAACGGCGACGTGGAGGGTTCGTATCACCTCAGTCTCTCTTGGCGCTCCTTTAAGCGTACTATCAAGAAACGAGTCCGCTCCCCAATAAATCCTCAGTCGGGTGCCACGCAACCTCAAGGTAAAGATGAGGCTATTGTAACCGAGGAGATTCTGGATGGACGCCCAGAGATCGAGGTCTTACACGATAGCGATATTGTTATCTTCCCAGCAAGTGCAGACTCTATTGAAGACGCTCTTGAAAGGGGTGGGGGAGTCGCAATTATTAGACGCTACTCTAAGGCTGAGATTGAGAGACTTAAAGATGAAGGAGTATTCGACAAAGAAGCCGGGGAAGACCTCATAGAATCTTTAGAGGATGTCCGGCAAAAGATACCTGAGAAGAATATAAAGAAGCAGCTTACGGATAACTTGGGTATAAAGCTAGGTAAGGGAGAGCCGCTAGAGGTCTACGAGGTATGGACAAAGCTGAAATTGGAAGACGAAGACAAAAGCTCGATGAAGCGCGGGGAGAAGTCGAAGACTTCAAGGAAGCTTTGTCAAACTTTTATCAAGTCAGACGGTGTACCTCTCGGGTGCCGGGAGTCGATCTATTGGAACAGCAAAGTCCCTATCCTAAGTTGCCCAGTCGTCAAAACAGCCGGGGTTTTCAAGGGAGATAGCCGTGTTAAGTTCTGCGCTGACATGCAGTACAAGGCTAACGATGCTGTCAACATAGCTATGGACTCGGCTATGTACTCGCTTATGCCTATTGTCATGACTGATCCTAATGACAACCCTCGTGTAGCTTCTATGATTATGAGCATGGCGGCTATTTGGGAGTGTAATCCGAACTCAACCAAGGTCATCCAGTTCCCCGATCTATGGGAGAAAGGTTTCGCAATTGCCGCAAGTGCGAAGGATACCATTCTTCAAATACTCTCAGTCACCCCGGCTACTATTACGCAGGGTGCAAGCAAAAAGAAGCCAACTCAGGCGGACATCGCCAACGAGCAAATGGTGGATATACTTACAACGGCTGATGCCGTTACGACTCTGGAGGAAGGGATACTAACTCCTCTCCTTCAATGGTTCATAGCTTTGGACTATCAGTTCCGAGATCGGGAGCTTACGATTAAGAAGTACGGCCCACTCGGTGTTGAAGCCCAAATGGAGGAAGTCGAACCGCTACAGCTGAACGAGCGGGTAGAGTTCCGCTGGTTAGGCGTAGAGGCTGCAAGGAACGCGCAACAGATACAGCAGCAAATTGCCGCGATGAACATTCTACGCGGGGTGCCTCCACAGTTCTATGAAGGTTATACTCTTACCCTCCAGCCTGCTATTGCTCAGCTTATCGAGTCTACATTTGGTCCACGCCTTTCTAGGCAAATATTCAGGCCCTCTGCTCTTACGCAGTCTTTACCGGCTGAGCAAGAGAACCTTATGCTCATGGAGGGTTTCCAGGTCCATGTCTCCCCTCTTGACAACGACCAGGAACACCTCCAGTCTCATCTTAACTTCCTTAAGACTGGTGGCCCTATTGCCGACAGCCATGCAACTTTGCGGGCGCATATCCAGGAGCATATGGTGAGCCTCCAGAAAAAGCAGATGGCTGCCGCACCTGGGGGCCAGCCAGGCACCCCAGGGGGCCAGCAAGGGCGAGGAATGCCAGGCCAGCCCCGGCAGGGGGCAATGCCTGGAAGGCTGCCCACGGGCAGCCAAAACCCGGCAGGATCGATCCCTGCCGATCAAATGAACCCAGCCGCGCGAGCCGCAAGACTATCGCGGGGCAATTCAGCTTAGGAGGTAGTATGCTACGGCTAGTAACCTTAGCTCTAGTTCTTCTCTTCTCAACTTCGGTGGAAGCAAGGCACCACCACTACCGTCATCATGTCCGTCATCATGTCCATCATCATGTTCATTACTTCACTCCCCCCGGACTTAACTTGGTGACTGTTCAAACTGCCGCTAACAAGCAGATCGTAGTTGCCCGCCATCTAGCTACTCGCTTCCAGTCTCTAATCGCCGATTTAACCTCTGCCGGTTATCATCCCCGTTCTATCCATTGCTTCTCTCTTACTGGCCATGTTCGCCATTCGCTTCACCACGTAGGCGCTGCTTGTGACTTTGATGGCTCTCTTAGCCGTTCCGCTTTTATGCGTTCCTCTATAGCTAACCGCATCATAGTTAAGAACCGATTCCGCAACGGTTGTACTTTCTATAGTAGCGGGGTTAGAGACTGCGGCCATGTAGACATAGGTTTTAATTACCACCGTCCCCATAGGAGACACGCATGGTAAGCCTTCCACTTGAGCAGTTTATAGAGTCCGAAGAGTGGGTAGGCAAAGAAGGCCGCCTTCCCGATGGCCGTTACAAGTCTACTTGGGATGCAATTGGCGGGGTTTGGAACATAGGACCAGGACTCACTAATGGCATTACTCGTGACACAGTAATGACCAAGGAGCAAATAGACCAAGCCTACGCGAAGGAACTAGGACCTTTTGAAGAAGGGGTGTGCAAGTATGTTAAGGTTCCTGTTACGAATAACCAGTTTACGGCTCTTGTTTCGTTCGCTTACAACGTGGGACTCTCTAACTTCCATAGTTCTACTCTTCTTCGTTTACTTAATTCTGGAGAAGCTAACGAAGTTCCCACTCAACTAAAGCTATGGGTGCATGGCTGTGCCACAGGCAAGCAGGTTATTCCGGGCCTCGTCAATCGGCGGCGCGCTGAGTGTGAGATGTGGAACACGCCGGACGGACCCTCTATGCAGCCGCAAGATTATGTGCCACATTATGACCCAGCTTCCCCCGTGCCCAAGGGTGCCGCAACTTTGGAGATGAAGATGAGTAGCCCTAGCACTATGGTAAATGTCCCGCTTAATGCCACTACCGCTATTATAAGTCAGCTTGGGCAAAAAGTAGTTACTGCTACTCAGGGGGGACTTATCGCAGTTATTGCCTATGTGCTTACTCACTTCAATAGTGTGTGGGACCTTCTAGGATTGAATTCGTCCACTGTGTCCGTGTATGCTGCTACCTCTATAGTAGCTGGTATTGAGTGGTACAAGCATACCTGGGTACAGAACTCTAACGAAACAACAGCAGCTATCATAGATAGCTTGGAGACTAAACTTAAGGAACTAGAGCATTGACGGGTGCTTTGCGGCTCCCCCGTCAAGGACCGGGCTGTTATTGAGTGCTAGTAGCTTAGGCTTCTTTCGTAGCTCTAACAGTCCGGTCCACTAACATAAAGGCAGTACCATGGTAGACGTACCTCGCTCAAGTATTGATCCAGTTAAAGTCATAACTGAACATGACTTACTCAAGTGGGTGGGAACTGCCCTAACGATGCTAATAGTCCCTCTTATGTTTTGGGTCGTTACTAGCCAGAGTTCTAGGTTAGACAGACTAGCTGAGGGGCTTAATCAATTACATGAGCAAGTTGCGGTTTTACAGGTTAAACTCAAGGTTCATTCCGAGCTTACAACTGCGGAGTTTGACGCTACCAAGTCGCAAATAAGAGCCGTAGGGGATAAAGTTCAAGGACTTAGGGAAGACGCGGGGAAGTTGCTTCAAGTTGTTAGTATAAAAGCTGCAAAAGGTAAAAGACCATGATGCCAGGCGATGATGAAGATGATCTCGAACAGTTAGAGGACCTTCCCAATGAAGATGAAGAAGATGAAGGGAACGAAGGACCCGGCGGCGAAGGCGGACAAGAAAGCTTCGAAGACGAGGACCCCGATGCTCCGGGACCGGACGAAGCCGAAGACGAGCCGCAACGGCCGAACCGTGTAGAGGTCCAGTCTTCTCAGCAGCGCCGGTCACAGACGCGTTGGCAAGCACGCGAGAAAGAGCTTGCGGAGACTCGTAGGCGGGCGGAAGAAGCAGAGGCTAGGGCAGCCCAGCTTGCGGCTCAACAGCAGCGGGAGCAAGCCCAGAGGCAACATGCGCAGCTTGCGGAACGGGAGCAGCGCCGGGCAGCGATGACGCCGGAGGAACGCACCGCTGACGAGCTGCAAGAGATTCGCGCGCAGATGAATTTTCAGCGCGACATGGACGCTTTCTACCGCAACGATTCCGCAGACAAAGCGCAGTATGAGGCTAAGGCTACTGTAAATAAGGTTTACAAACGGCATCAGGCTACGGTAGAGAAGAAGTTGCAACACGCCCGCAATAATGGCTGGAACATTCCTAGGGAGCAGATACTTGCTAACGTGATCGGAGAAGAGGCTTTGAAAATGGCGGAACAGTCCAGCAAGCCCACTCCTACGCGTCGTAAGCCAGTCTCTAAGCCTAGTAACTCGCGGAGTGACGGTGCCTCTACGCCAGGTCGCCGTAGCTCTTCGTCAGATAAAGAGGCTCTTAAAAAGAGATTGGAAAACATACCCCTCTAGCGTAGTAGGATGGGGTTACAGGCAGGAGTAAGCTTGTGACCAACACCAACACTTCCACTAATTTCAGTAGCGACATTCAATCTTATATCGCAACTGAAACCCTTCCTCTTGTCCGGCGTCAGCTTGTTGTCTATCGTTTGGGCGATCCCCTCACGCTGCCTAAAGGTAGTGGCAATACCTACACGGCTACCCGGTTCAATCGTGTTCCCCTGCCTTACCAGCCACTTACTGAGGGTTCGCCGCCTCCAGGTGAGCTGATGACGCTGGCCCAGGTGACGGCTACTGCGCAGCAGTGGGGCGACCAGATCATCATTACCGATGTTGCCGAGTTGACGATCAAGCATCCTCTGTTCAAGAAAGCCATTGAGCTTACTGCCCTTCAGGTTTCTGAGACGCTTGAGCGTAATTGCTTCAATGCGATTATGGCTGGAACGCAGGTTGACTACATCGGTGCTGGTGGCTCGCGTGCTAGCCTTGCTTCCGGTAGCGTTCTCACGGGTCAGGCGTTCAACCGTATCTTTGCACAGCTTGTAGCCTTAGGCGCTCCGCGCTTCAATGGCGACGAGATGACGGATATCGTGATTGATGCCGATGGTGGCGGAGCTAAAGCCTCCGATAGTCCTCGTGGCATGCCTCACTATGTCTGTGTGATGCACCCCTTCGTCATGGCCGATTTGTACGCGGATACGACGATCACCAATGCTCTTTCTTATAGTGACATTAACCGTCTCTATAATTATGAGTTCGGTGAGTGGCGCGGCATCCGCATGTGCATGTCCAACATGGTGCCTTTCTGGACAGGCTATGCGGCTGTAACTCCTACGTCTGTTGGTAGCGGCGGATCTCTGAGTGGTACGTATGCGGTCCAGGTTACTGGTTCCGATACACAGAATCAGTATGAGTCCTATGTAGCAGCGGTATCCACCGGTAACTCTATAACTGATTCGTTTACCATTACTACCCCTAACGTTCCTGGATATACGTTTAACGTGTACGTGAGCGCGGCGAGTAGTTCTGTACCTACATACCTTGGGCTCTGCACATCTGGACCTAGCCAGGGACCATTCACGGGCCAAGCTATTCAGCTTCCCGCTAACACGACTGTTACCATTACGGGGCTTGGGCTCGCACAGGTTCCGCCTGCCTTCCCAGGTAACACAACCGGGCTCACGGTCTACCCAACGTTTGTGTTCGCACGGGGTGCCTACGGTCAGGTTGTACTTGATGATGTTAGCTTTAGCTACCTCAAAGATGCTGACAAGTCCGATCCCCTCAATCAAAAGAGGCAGTTGGGTTGGAAAACCTACTAC